TGCGCAGTTGCTTGAGGTAGGCGGAGGCCTCGTCGACGTTGCGCTCGGCATCGACGAAGTCGGTGACCGGCAGCGCCGCCAACTGGGCGATGCTCATGGCCGCGAGGTCGGCGGGGAAGATGGTCAGATCGCTCATGGCCGTCCTCCTCACTGGTACACGCGAGTGAAGGTCGAGTGCCGCGAAACGCGACGCTCGAAGGCTTCGATCTCGGAGATCAGGTAGGTGACGCGGGCACCGAGCTTGCAGAAGACCGGGCCGAGCTGTTCCTGCCGCCAGCGGCGCAGGGTCTTGACGGAAAGCCCCCAGCGGATGGCCAGTTCGTTTTCGTCGAGGGCGATGCGGCTGGCACCGTCCGGAAGGGGCCGGGTCCGGTTCCGGCTGTGTTGAACAGATGAGGCATGGTTTTGCATCGCGGGACTCCTTTTGTTTGGGAGTCCCTATTCAATTGCTCCATGCCTTGGGCTTGCGCGAGCACGTTTTGGGTACTCGCGAGCAGACCTTGATCACACGCCACCCCGCAAGACCGATCTAAGTTGTTGATCTGTATGGATGCGAGGCCGCCGTTTCGGTTATTGCGATTTCGCTTATTTCGTTTACAATGGCTTCAGATTGAACTTTGCCCCGACGAGGAGACCTCCATGAACGCTCCCGCTATCCCCAAGACACTGCCCTCCGCAGAGGACATCGCGCTCGCCCGGGAGTCGGGCCGTGCGCTGTCGACCGTGCTCCAGACCCGTGCCGAGACCCAGCAGATCGACTTCCATGACGACAAGGGAGCGGTGCGTGCCGTGCGCATCCCGACCTCGGCGCTGCGTCTGCTGCTAGAAGTGCTGACCGAGATCGGCCAGGGCAACGCCGTGTCGATCATCCCGATTCACGCCGAACTGACGACACAGGAGGCGGCCGACGTGCTCAATGTCTCGCGCCCCTTCCTTGTCCAGTTGCTGGAAAAGGGCGACATGCCGTTTCACAAGATCGGCACGCATCGTCGCGTGCGCTACCAGGACGTGATCGCCTACAAGAAGCGCATCGACGCCGAGCGTCGCAAAGCTCTGGATGATCTGGCCGCGCAGGCCCAGGAACTCGGTATGGGGTACTGACCGGATGAGTTCGCACTTCACCGTCGTCTATGACGCCTGCGTGCTTTATCCGGCACCGTTGCGCGACCTGCTGATGCATCTGGCGTTGTCGGATCTGTACCGGGCGCGCTGGAGCGACATGATCCACGACGAGTGGACGCGCAACGTGCTGGCCGGCCGACAGGACTTGACCCAGGCCCAGCTGAACCGAACCCGCCAGCTGATGAACGCCCACGTCCGGGACAGTCTGGTCACCGGTTTCGAGTACCTGATTCCGTCGATCAATCTCCCCGATCCGGACGACAGCCACGTGGCGGCGGCCGCCATCCACTCCGGGGCCAGCCTGATCGTGACCTTCAACCTCAAAGACTTCCCGGCAGAGACACTCAAGCCCTACAACCTCGCGGCCCAGCACCCGGACGACTTCATCGTCGATCTGCTGGATCTGCATCCGGCAGGCGTTCTGGAGGCCGCAGCCAGCCACCGGCGGTCACTGAAAAACCCGCCCAAGACGGCGGACGAATACCTCGACACCCTGCTGGCGCAGGGTCTGACTCAATCGGTGGCGGTCATGCGCCAATGGACTATGGCCATGTGAACGGCCGAAGAGAGACTGCATGGGCAAAAAGACCCTGACCAACGCGCACTGCCTGCTTGACCTGATCGAGAAGGCTCCGGTTCCCGTCCTCAAGGCCTTCAGCGGGCTCCCCGAATGCCAGGCGCTGGCCCGCGGCTTCGACTGGTCACAGGACGTTGCCGCGTTCCCTGCGGCCTTGATGGAACACGTCAAGCATCTCCGCAAGGATCAGCGTGACCCTGCCGAACGGGAGGCGCTACGCGTCCTGCGTCTGGCATCGCTGCGCGGCGCGCAAATCCTCACGACCGTCGCCGACCAGCTCAACGACAGTGCCCTGATCGCCGTATTCATGGCGCAGGACGGCGGCGAGATCGGCCGCTCGGTCTGGATGCGCACCCATTCCGACGAGGCTGTCCGTCTGTTCGATGTCGCCGAGTCGATCCTGAACACCGGCGACATCCGTGGCAACAAGCGCCTCTACGACGCCTTCGACGTGCCATGCGATGACGCGCCACCCTTCATCTGGAACGACTCCGTCAAAAAGGAACTGGAGTCGCAACTCACCAGCGCGATGCGTCTGGGCGAGCCGTGCGAGGTGGTCTACGTACCGCTGGCCGACGAGAAGAAAAACGGTGACACGAAAACCACCCATTACCTCGTTGTCCGGTTTGCCGGGGATCAGGTGACGGCGGTACAGGTCGTCAACCGCAACCGCAAGAGCTTCTGCTACTTCCCGGCGCGCGACGCCACGCTGGTCTACGCGCCGGACCGCAAGGTGGTCGAGGTCTATGCGCACACGCTGTCGACACGCGCTCCGCTGGCCAACGTGCTGTCCAAACACGGCTTCAAGGCCCCGTTGTCGAATCGCCCCCTGAACCGGTCACGATACGACCTGTCGCGGTTCGCACTGCCTCTAAAGGACGAAAAGCCGCGTCTGGATGGCGCAAAGGTCGAGCGCCTGTATCTCACCGAAGCCAAGGCCCTGCTCGGACATTCAACGGATGCCGCTTCGCTGCACATCGACAGCGGCGTCGAACTGCATGACGTGATCAGCGGGCGATGGGGCAATCATCCGTTCTCCCAACCGGGAGCCATCCTCGGCGTGACCTTGGTGGCCGATCTGGTGTTCGAGGATGAAACCACAGAAACGTCGCTGTCCATCGTGCTGGCGGAACCCGGTCGATGCAGCCTGCAAGGCGAGAAAGACCTCCGTCTGCGGCAGGCTGGAACGCAGCTGCTCGAAGCGTTGGGTGTGCTCAAGCCGCTGCACCCCGGCTCCGGGGTCGACGACCCCATTCTTGTCATTCAGGTGGCGCGGCTGCTCGAATGCGCAACCAGCCCGATGGACGGTTTCGCGCTGGCGCAGCTGGGTATCGACATCGACCGCTTCGAGGATGAGGGCATCATCACTGAGGGCGACCGCATCACTGAGAAAGTGGTCGATCTGGCCGACGGCGAACGATTCAGCGTTCGGTTGGAGCGCTGCGCCGATGCCAACCAAGTGCGCTACCGCGATCCATTGACGGGCACAGACGTGATCCTGCCCGCCAAGCATGCGCGGAGATGGAAGGTGCATCTGAACTGGCTGCGCGAGGAGATCATCACAGCACTGGGCACCGCACTGCAGGGTGTGCGTGGCAAGCACCTCGATGAAGAGCCTGTGTTTCTGGGTGAGCTCGACATCGACGGGCATACCGTCGCGCTGTACTTCGCGGCGAAGATGTCCAACGAGCGGCAATACGCCAAGGTCGATACGGCCCTGCGCCTGCGCCCTCGCACCGTTCCCGGCATTGTGCTGACGACGGCATCAATCCCGTTCCCGTTCGCCGGGACAAACGTGGTGATTCCCATCGAGGATGTGCTGTCGCCTGCTGATGCGAAATCGGCCATCGACATGGCCAAGCTCAAGGTCGCGTATCGCCATGGGCAGCTGGCTGCCATGGGCGGCACTGCCGTGAGCTTGAAGGTATCCGCCGACGGGTATGCCGCCGTGCTGTACCTCCCCGGCAAGGCCCCGTGGCGAGTAACTGGCAAAGGCAAGATCGCCGTGCTGCAGCGCTTGGTTGATGCCTACGCGGCAGGCACACATGTGAATACCAAAAAGCTGATGGAGGACACCAACTGCGGTTCGCCCGCCAATCTGTTCTCCAAGACTTCGCCTTGGCGAGACTATCTGGCCAAAGTCAAAGGCGCGCACGCGTGGCAGTTGAATCTGCCGATGCTCGACACCCCGGTCGACGATGACGACAACGAGATCGAAACCGAAGAAGCCGCACTGACCGGCTGACATTCGACCGGTCATTACCCTGCGTTGCCATCCGCTTCGGAAGATCAGGCTCACTATCCCTGACGGTTGCTATTCCCCGGAGCCGTCATGAAGAACCTCGAACTTGCATCTCCCTCGGAGATGTCCGCCAGCGCCCGCGCTGGCGAAATCGCCGCCATCCTTGCGGCCGCCATCGTCCGCACGCTCGTCGCAGAAGCGCCAAAACAGAGAGAAGTTGGCCTTGGCTTCCTGCCCGACCAGCGCGTTCATCCAACCCCCTATCAAGAGGAGAAGTTGTGATGAACGAAAAGCAAGCATCCGTTGCCGCACGGATCTCCGAGCTGGCCACCCTGCCGATGCCGGAACTCTGGACGGTGTGGGATCGGTATTTCCAAGATCGTCCCCAATATCCCAACCGCACGCACGTCGAGTCCCGCATCGCCTACAAGATGCAGGAAGAAGCGTTCGGCGGTCTCGCACCCGAAACACGGAAACGGCTCGAAGCCATCGGCGCGAAGCATTCCAAGATCAAGCTGCGCGCCAAGCCGCGAGAGTTCGATTTCGCGCCCGGCACGATCCTTCTGCGCGAATGGGGCGAGCGCGAGCATCGGGTCGCCGTCTCGGCCACCGGCCTGTTCGAGTACGAGGGTCAGACCTTCAAGAGCCTGACGGCGGTGGCCCGTCACATTACCGGCGCGCACTGGTCGGGGCCGCTGTTCTTTGGCCTGACCGGTAAGGGAGGCGCGCGATGAACGACGCCACCCAGATCGCCAGCGCCAAGACGCGCAAGCGCTGCGCCGTCTACTGCCGGGTGTCCTCGGACGAGCGGCTCGACCAGGAGTTCAACTCCATCGACGCGCAGAAGGAGGCAGGCCACGCCTACATCGCCAGCCAGCGCGCCGAGGGTTGGATTCCCGTGGCCGATGACTACGACGACCCCGGCTACTCCGGCGGCAACACGGATCGGCCGGGGCTGAAACGCCTGCTGGCGGACATCGAGCGCGGTCAGATCGACATCGTGGTGGTCTACAAGATCGACCGCCTCACGCGCAGCCTCGCCGACTTCGCCAAGATGGTGGAGTTGTTCGACCAGCGCAATGTGAGCTTCAGCGCCGTCACGCAGCAGATCAACTCGGCCACGTCGATGGGTCGCCTGATGCTCAACGTGCTGCTGTCCTTCGCCCAGTTCGAACGCGAGGTCACCGGCGAGCGCATCCGCGACAAGATCGCGGCCGCCAAGCGCAAGGGGATGTGGATGGGCGGCGTCCCGCCCTTGGGCTACGACGTCGACAACCGGCAGCTGGTCATCAACGACGCCGAGGCGGCGGTGGTGCGCCGCATCTTCGAGGAAATGCTGACCATCGGTTCGCCGACGCAGATTGCCGCCAACCTGACCGCCAACGGCATCACCACCAAGGCCTGGACGACGCAGGAAGGCCAGTCCCGCAGCGGCAACCGCATCGACAAGAAGTATCTGCACAAGCTGCTCAGGAACCGCATCTACCTCGGGGAGCTGTCGCACAAGGGCAACTGGTTCCCCGGCGCGCACCCGGCGATCATCGACCGGGCACTGTGGAACAAGGTGGCGGCTGTGTTGGCCACAGACGGCCACACGCGCTCGGTCGAGACCAAGATCAGATCGCGCACCGACGCCTTGCTGCGCGGCCTGCTGTACACGCCCTCGGGCGAGCGGATGTACCCCACGTATTCACGCAAGAGCGGGCGCAAGTATTTCTATTACGTCTCGAAGTCGGAATCGCGCTTCGGCGCGCCGGGCAAGGACTACGAGCGCCTGCCCGCACCGGAGATCGAAGCGGCGGTGGTGGCGCAAATCCGCACGGTGCTGACCAGCCCCGAATCCATCGCATCGGTGGTGCGCCACATCCAGCGCACCGGCGCGCAGATCGACGAAGCCAGCACGGTGATGGCGATGGGACGACTCAACGACGTGTGGGATCACCTGTTTCCCGTCGAGCGTCACCGCATCGCCAACCTGATGATCGAGCGCATCGATCTGGTTCACATC